ACACCACTGGTATTTTTAGCCTCTATGGTATAAGAGTTTGCATTAACAATGGTTGCTATTTGATATTCTTGATTAAGAACATTTGAGTTTATATTGCCACCTAAAGATGAAGCTCCTGAAAAAGTCACAAAATCATTTTGTACTGCTCCATGGCTAGTATCAGCCACAGTGATAGTAGCATCACCATTACTTGCAGAAAATGTTACATCACCTGCTGATGTGGTGAGTCTTATAGGTGTAACATCATTTACATTATCACCCTCTTTTATATATGCTTTTAAATTAGTACCCAAGAACAGGTACTTAGTGCCTTCTAGTGCTATCCAGCCAAAGAGTTTTCTACTGGTGCCTAAAAAAGTGTTGGTGGTATTTTTTGCCCAACCACCTATCTTTTCTACAAAGCCTTTACGAAATCTAACTAGAGAGCCATCAAACCAGCCACCAGCATTGGTGTAGCTTGTACCCTCTCGATCTATCCCTGCCTTAAATTGAAACTTTGCAAAAGGCATTTCATACTAGGCAATACGAATGATAGCTGTTGAGGCGGCAGCGGCTGGAAAGACTATAGTAAAGTCTCCTGCTGTTGATGTTTTATCTCCACCAAAATCTATAGTAGCTACTGACTTGTCACCGTTAGTGTCGTTATAGATCATACATCCTCTAGCTGTCACTGTAGCTGTACTAAAAGTCAAATCAGCAAAATCAGTAAAACCTGTAGTTCCTGAGCTTGTTGGTGCTACTTTAGTAAGAGCAGAACCACCTGATGTGTAATTAGTACCACTTGCTTGACCAGTTGTTGTAAATGCAGTTGTGGTTGCTCCAAGTGTTGCTGAACTTGTGTAAAGTGCAAGCTTGAAAGCATTACCATTGGTTGCAAAATTATGAGTAGCAGTCAACAGTTCCTTTTTGAAACTTGTGGTTAATGTTGATGATATTGCCATTTTATTTTAACTCCTTAAAAATCTTTGCTAAATCCTCATGTCCTTGGCTTATAAGTAAGTTATGAATAGTACATCTCTCACTATTGATAGCCTGTTTCATATAATAAAGTATTGTATTGTAAATTGCTAGTTTGTATGCCTCAGCTTGTTGTCTTACATGTGGAGCGGCATTTTCTGATATGCCACAGATTCTATTGGTTAATTGCTCTGCCCACCACTCAGGGTCATGACCCTTGTTTACTTCAGTCTTTACTGTTATTAAACCAAGACTAGATTCTCCAAACTCTTCAAGCATTTACCACTCCTTTGGCTCTACTGGACTTGTTTTATCATCATGCCTACCTATTAACATAGGCTCTACTGCTTTTTCATTGTAGGTAAGCTCACTGTTCTTTCTGACTATAAGCTCATCATTCATGACCAATGGAAGCATGGGGTCATCTAATCTATGATAGCCATAAAGCTTTTCTTGTAATGGTACACAGGTATCAAGCAATGTAGATGTTTGTGCAATACCTACTTCTATGCCTGCAAACATACACTTAGCCAACCAAAACTCAACACATGCCCTACCTGATTCTGCAAAGTGTAGGTTGCCTCTATAGGTAAAATCAACACCATAAATTCTTATTGCACCTACTTTGTTCCACAGTGCAAAAGCCAAAGCATATGCAACAGTGTTGTTTAGGTATGAGCATTGCAAGTCTTGAACTATTTGCTTAATAGGATAGAGCTTTAAATTCTTACATCTTTTATCAAGCTCGCAAGTATAGATAGGCTTATCACCAGTCTTAAGCATTTTAACCATGCCATGTGTTTGACCACCAGCATCATCACTATCTAAAAACCTTGATGGTGGGTCAAGCATAAAGGTTCTATCATGATATATAACAGAGCCTACAGCATTAATACCCCACACTTCATCAAAGTGATCTCCATGTGATGCGGCTAAATTATATTCAAACCAGCTTTTGCCCAAACCAACAATGGCTACAGTTTTACCTGCAAGCTTCTTAATTGGCTTGTCTTTTGTTTCTTTGCTACTCAACTTACATTAATTCTTAGAGAGTCATACCTCATTTCATCTCTTGTGTCTCTGCCTTCACCTAGATTTTTTAGTCTAGCTAGGCTCTCTTTAAATCTTATTTCATATTGTGCTATGTCATCAGCAGGAAGCTTGAGATATATAGCACCCTCTATGAGAGTTCCATATAACAATGTTTCCTCTGCATTTGTTGAAAGCCATGTAGTTCCTGTGTCACCTTGTACAGTAAGAGACTGGGGTTTTGCTAAGTAATGTAATTCTGCTGTGTAATTTTGATCAGGTATAGGTGAAACCTCAAAGGTATTGTCATCAAAAATTGCATAAAACCTTGGTCTACTAGAAAAACTGGTTGATGGGGAAAACTCTTTTATAAAAGAATTATGTTTAAAGTCTAAATAATAATAAGTATTAGAATCAATTACAGCCAAGCTAAATGGTGCTAAAAAATCTGTAGGTGTTGTTAAAAACCTAGAGCTTGCAGTAAGCACACCATCTACATTTTTTCTTTGATTAGGTATTTGAACACTTTTAAATATTCTATCCTCTGCATTTTCTATAAATGTATTTAAATTATTAACAAAGGTAGTTTCATCAGTTTCTAAATAGTTTTGGACTGTTGATTTTAGTGTTGATAAAGTTAAGCTCATAATTACACAGTATTTGCTGTCCACCCCATACCTGAGTGATTAGTACAATAATAATACAGTGTTGGCGCTGAAAGTGCCACCTCTATTTGTGTGTAGGCACCTGAACTGCCCGGTGTTCCATTGGTTGTAACTCCTGTTGTATATTCTGAACCACCACTATGAGTTCCATTAGGAGTTGTAGAAAGTCTTAAAGGATGTCCACCATTTGAGGAGTCAGATTGATCAAATCTATATGTTTGTCCTTTTGTTAAACTCAAAGTTACATCAGCAGTGGCAGTTGAGCCATCAATAGCATATTTATTTGCAGAGCCAAAGTTGTAGTATGGATGATTTGCAGGATTGCCTCCCACCACAGTCACAGTAAAGGTTGTATATGATGGAGATGGTGTAGGTGCTGGTGTTGGTGAAGGTGTAGGTGATGGTGTGGGTGAAGGAGATGGTGTAGTACCTGTAGCTCCACTTATGGTTATTGTGCCTAAGCTTGAAGTAAGCTCTGTTGGTGTGGTTATAACAGAACCTATAATACCTAAATCAACATTTGTTCTAACTATAAAATCTGAAGGTATTACTGAATTATCAGGTCTTGGTTCTCTAACTGCTTGTGGGTCAATAACATTTGTTCTTGGCTCAAGCTGTGGATGTTTAGGCTCATAACATTCAGGACAAGTTTTTAAGCCATTCCACTCCTTTCTTAATTCTTTTAGAAAATATCTAAAGCCACATCTATCACATATGGCATAGGGATTTTTGTTGGAGGCAAAAGCCATTATGAGAAGTTATAAGAATTTACATCAGGGGTTATTCTTACTGATGCTCTATCCTCATCTTGTGACATGGCTCTTAAAAACTCTTCATCATAAATCTGTTTTAGTAGGCTTGTTCTATCAGGACTTTTTTTAATTGATAGGTAATAAGCCAAACCAGCGGCTAAACAAGGATAAAACCTAAATGGTATTTCAAGAGTGTCATAACAAGTATCAGCATCATCCATTCTTGTTAAAACATTCATGTGTATGGTATATGTAGAACTTTTATCAGGTGTTGGGTATACAGTTATTTTTGGTGATAGTGCTTTATCAACAAAAAACTGCATTGGCTTTGCTTTGGTGCCTTTGTCAGGTATTGCTGAATATTCACTCCTAGAAAGCCTAGTCATCTGTATATCAGAGTTTGTGCTTCCTGTGGTTTCTCTTATGAATACATCTAATACATCTATGGGTGCTGAAATATTGTTCTCATCAATGTTATAGGTTGATGCACCTTCTAACATAGCAACAGAATTGCTTGCAATAGTCCACTGATTCAAACCCCTGTTAGACCATTCAGCCAACAAAAGGTTAAGTGACCTTTTTGCAGTCTTTAAGTCATATGCAGTTCTAAGCTCAAGTCCACATCTTTCAAATGCTTCCTCAATATATTCAACAACATCTAACTCAAAGTTTTTTGAATTTGATGTAGCCATAAGTTATTTCTTGAGTTTGCCACCTCTACCCATTTTCTTGAGTTTGCCACCTCTACCCATTTTCTTAACACCTGACTTGCCACCTTTAGCCATTTTTTTGACTCCTGATTTTCCACCTTTAGCCATTTTTTTGACTCCTGACTTGCCACCTTTAGCCATCTTCTTAACTCCTGATTTTCCACCTTTAGCCATTTTTTTGACTCCTGATTTTCCACCACCAGCTAATTTAACAACACCACCTTTCATCATAGGTACAACAGCACCTTGTCTAGCTCTTCTACTATTAGAGCCACCAGCAATGTTCTTTTTTATTCCTGACTTATTTTTCTTCATGTTGAATACTCCATCTATTTAAAATATTATCATACTCCTCTTTTGTCCAATTACTATAATAACCTATGTCAGCTAGATTTTGTGAAGCTTTGTTTAATTCTTCTAATCTTTGCATAAACACCATATTGTAGACCTCTTCATATATTGGTTCAAAACTTACATCCTCTACAACACTTTTAGCATCATGATCTTGATGAAAACCCATAAACCAATAATCCTGCTCATTAAAAAAAGTATTAAGCATGTTAAGTCTGCTATTAAACTCTTCTTCACTAAGCTCTACATTAAAATCACAATAAATTAAAACCTTTTTATCTTGACTAAAATTTTTTGTTTTAAGTATTAAATCAGACCAATCCTCTTGCTTAGATAAACAAACTTGCACCTGATCTTTGTTCCAAGTATTTTTAGCATATGGACATGTTGCATGACCATTATCTTGTTTTGTTTCTAGTATCTCACTTGACCAAGCTCTTATTTCAGACTTAAGCTGATTTTGAGTTAGCATTACTTCTTTCTTTTTTTAGAGGCAAAAGTTTTGACATTGGTAGGTTTGCCACCTACACCTTGTTTCTTTGATCTTTTTCTTTGCACAGCAGATTTGATTTGTGATTTAGTCATTCTATTAGCTGTGGCTTTTGGCACACATTTAGGATATTTTCTTTTGGAACCTTTAGCTTTAGGTCTGCCACACTTTTTAAAACCACCACCCTTTTTAGGTGCGCCTATATCAACCCAATCTTGTTTGAACCAACTTCTTAGTCCACCTGCCTTTGCCATTATGACATTCGCATTTTAGTTTTCTTTCTTCTTGATGGGTCAATAGCACCACAACCTCTTGCAATAAAAGATTTTACAGCACCACCATTTTTCATATAACCCATTTGATTCCTAACTTTTTTTGGTAGATTGGGTAAACCTTTGTTAGATGCTGGTATTGGTTTTAAATTGTTGTTGCTGACAGAACCACCATTAGCTTTTTTTGTGCCTTTATATTTGCCGCCCATTTTTTTGTATTCTTTAACCATGTATGCATTTGCATATGCGCTTGGGTAAACATCAAACTTTGCTTTAGCCTTAGCTTTAGCCTTAGCATATAAAGATGGGTTTGCTACATTTTTTGGAGTTGCCATAATTTTAACCTCTTGTTAATTTTACCTTGTTGCTTTACTTTTTTCCATGTTGCCTTCTAATAGCATCCTTACCTTTTCTAAAGATACTTGCAACAAGTTTTTTACCCATTACCTTAGCTCTCTGCTCACCCACTGTCAAAATTTGTATTTTTCTTGCAAAAGACTTATTAATCTTTTTTACTTTATTAACAGTCTTTCTTGCATCTTCAGGTGTAGCAAACTTTATACTAACAGTATCTTTTGGATTTTCGTCAGTGTATAGCCTTCTACCTGAGCCTTTGGGTTTTTTACCTGTGCCTACTTTTGGGTCAGGTTTTTTTTGCTTTGCCAACTAACATCTCCATCTTCTTCTAGCCTGTCTCAATCTTGAGTTAGGATTTTTAGCGGCTTTTGGAAACTTCTTCATTTGACCTTTACTTCTAGCACAAAATGACTTTCTTCTAGCCTTCTCTGATTTAGTAAGATTTTTCTTTTTAGTGACTGCTGTTTTTAACTTAGAGCCGGGGTTCTTTCTTCTATAAGCTTTGACACCAGCTTCAGTCATGCCAGCACCCTTTTTAGTTGGTCTAAAGTTTTTCTTGGTGCGTGGCACCATCTTTTGCTTTCTTGCTTTCTTTACAGCCATTTTAAATACATAGCCTTATTGCTAAGGCTATGATTTGATTTAACTCTAAGAGGTAAAGATAGTAGCTCTGTCAATGTTACTTAATACCACATGTATGCCACTTTCAAACAACACACCTTGATCAGGTATGTTTAATGTTTCAGTGTCATTAGCATTGCATGGAGCAATAAACAAAGTAGTTCCTGTAACAGAACCATTCCTAAAAGTTACAGTTCCATCTGATGAACCACCTGCAATCACATATCCTCTAAGCCTTGATCTACCTGATGTTAAAGCAACTCCACCAGTTGCACTGGATGTGGTAGTTGCAGTTTTGACATCACTGCCTGTCATTCTTGTGGACATATTAAGCTCCTAATTATGCGTCAGCAAATGGTGTAACTAAAGTTCCTGAACCTAAAGTTATGCCTTCTACAGCATACTTAGCGGATGCTATAGCAGTTACCTTTATAATACTTCCAGCAAGACCACCCTTGGTTGAGCCATTTAATGTAATGACATCATTAGATGCACCTGAAATGAAAGTTTTACCAGTTGAATCATCTACACCAGTATAAAGTCCACCCACAAACTTATCTGTGCCATCAGTTAAGATGTCAAGATCAGTAGCCGCAGTTACAATTACAAATGTAAATGTTGACCCAAGATTGTTGAGTTGGTTTGGGTCATCATTGCTATCAGGAGCAGTTGAGACAATGGATGGTAAAGTAAACTTACCATCAGCATCATTACACAAAAGCACCTTACCTGCATGTGAATCCACTGTTATTGATGTATCAGCAGTTAAGCTTACAACTGAAGCATTACCTGATGAAATAAAACCAGCTAGTGATCTGACCGGTCCTGAAAATGTTGATTTAGCCATAATTTCTCCTAACTAAATAAGTTGTTTCATCTTTGGAGTAAGTCTGCCAAGTCAGTTGAAACAACAAGTTACCTTGGTTTCAAATCAGTATAGCAAAGATAACTTTTGGATGTAAGTAGAATTTAGTTCTTGTAATAAGTATTAATATATGTTAATATCAATATATACATAAAATTCATAAAAGGAGAATACTATGAAAATAATAAAAAACACTTCTAGTTTTGATACTGGAAAGTTAAGATCGTTGTTTAGTTTTATACATAACCAAATAGCGAAAGATGAGGGTAAGCTCTCGTATTGGAAAAACTTAAATATCCAAATCCAAAGCAAGACCACTAGCACATATAGTGGTCGAGCATATCTTGGAAAGTATCATGCCAAAAAATGGGATATGTTTCTTTCAATTGCAGACAGGATTGATTTGTATGATTTGTCACAACTCTTTGCACATGAACTCATGCACAATTATGGTTATCGTCATCATCAATTCAACCATGACCCTTTAACTAAACAACAAATGAATGAGATCAAAGCAAACTTTGATGTTAGTGAAATGAAAAAGGTTGTTAAGACAAAAAAACGAATCAACAAGGTTGCTCAAAGGTATGAGAGAATGTTGAAAAGGCAAAAGGCTTGGAGCAAGAAACTTAAACTTGCAAATACTAATCTAGCCAAAGTAGAGAAAGAGATTCGTAAGTATGAGAGAGTTCACTCTGAAGAGAAAAGAACAACCAAGTATCTTGACCCACTACCAGTTGTGGTTAGAGAAAAAATTGATTGGGAAAGCAAAGTCTTAGATTGGGCAAAAGAAAATGATGAGTTTGTCTATGACGAAAGATACTGGGATGGCTGTTGCACTATTTCAGATAGATATGTTTGTATTGATGGAAACCCTCCACAAGATTATGACCAGTGTGCTAGGAATAAAACTTGGCAACAGTGGTGGCATCTCATTCAAGAAGGTTTAGAGCTAAAGCAACAGGGTAGGCTAGAGGAGTGGTCAATGAATTATTAAAGTTGACCTCAAAAGAAAGGGGAGCAAAAGCTCCCCTTTTTT